TCAGATATTGATTTTAATAAGGAAGTAATTCATCTAACACACAAAAACAATCGTGATGAGCGTTATGATTGGGAACTTGTACCTTTGCTTCCGATAGACGAGGAAAAGGAAGCAAATACGTTTGATAAACTCCTAGTATATGAGCCTCCGATAAAAGGTGCAACGTATAGCTGCGGAGTAGATACAGCGCATGGATTAGGAAACGATGATGAGGACCGATTCTGCGCGTCTATGACTAGAGTATCTACAGGATCAAGTGTGGATATGCAATGCGCAGAGCTTACGGCTAATCGTTTTAGCCCTGCCCAGGCAGTACCATTCCTAGCGGCAATGGCGGCATGGTATGGACAAATATCAGGTCATTATAGAGGCGTAAAGTTTTCGATTGAGCAGGTGGAAGGACCGGGAGATACTTGTCAGAACCAATTGAAAATTATGGGGTTTAACTATCACCACACCCCCGGAAGACTTGACGGAAAGAAGGTAAAGGATGAGAATAAGCATAGGGAAGGTTGGTACTCGAATAGGACAACAGTTCCTATTTTGATGGATAGGTTTGTAGAGGCAGTGAATGGTGGTTGGTACGTTCCAATGTCGAAGTGGTTGATAGAGGAGTTAAAGACTCTTGAGCGTAGGTCGAATGATGGTGGACGTGACAAGATGATTCACCAACAGAACAAGCACGATGATAGGATACGTGCTGCTGCGCAGAGTTACTTGAATTGCCATACGTATGATGACTTATCGGCACGGTCACAGCGCAGGTATGCGCAGCCGAGTAGGAAGAAAACCGACCCAAACAAAGGACGTTGTATGAGTAACGCATTTTCAGTGGGAGAGTGGTAATATGAGAATAATGTTGACAACAATGAAAACAGAAAAAAGAGAAGACGCTCTTCAACGTAGTTATCGTGAGCAAGAGAAAGAAGATCGGGCGGAATCACAACGCAGAGAAGATATTCAAAATGAGCGTGCGATATGGTCTAATGTTTTGCAGTCCCAGTTAGATCAAGGAAAAAGATTAAATGATGCTACCTTTGATGCTGACGAAGCGTTAAAAATGTATCGTGAGAGATTTCAATAAGGGGGTTGTAAATGGACACAGCTACAGAGTTAGAGCAATGGCTTCGCAAAGAAGCGCAAGAGAAGACTAAATACGCTGAATCTCGAAAGAGTGCTGCATTAGCATTCACATCTAAAACTTCCGATACAGAACGCAAAGCGGCTCATCAACTGGCACAGAAAATTATGGGAAGAAAGTTCCCGATGCAGAGCAGGGTAGAGGAAGAAAAAAGCAATCGTATTCAGATACGGATCGCAGCAAAGCTAGAGCAAGAGGCGGCAATGCTTTTTAGATTCGCAGATTTTGTAGCCGAAAAATCAAGTCAGAAGGTGGTGTTAAAATGTCTATATGCGGGATATGTGGAGGACGGATCGAACTAGGATCGTCAATAACTAAAGGCTGTAAGGAGTGTTTTGAGACGGCATTATCCTTTCGGGAGGATGCAATAAAAAGAGGTACGAAGTTGCCAAAATTGGCTCCGTGGGTCGGTAAGGTTCAATCTGCATTGGATAAGTTTCTAAGTGTTGGAGGTAGACAGTAATGGGAATCATTAATTGGGGATTCTGGAAGCGCAAGGACGATCCTGTAGAGATAGCGGCTAAACCGGCAGAGATAGATCATGCTGCGTTACAAAGTGTGTTTGATCCAAACTTTAAGAAACACATTCCTAAGCCGCCAGAGGTTATTCTCAGCGACTACGACCGTGTTCATAAGTACGGTGCAGATGGCGGCCACATCGTTGATTTGACCAATAATCCGAGGAAACAGAACGACGGTTTTGCACCAGATCACGAACTTCTTACGCCGTACAATCGGGCGCATCAAGGGACGCGAGATGGAATTAACTCGTTGATGAGGAGATAATATGATCGAAAATAAGATTGAACATGGAATACCAATCCCTCCAATAAAAATAACACCTCTTGAGGAGAGATTCCCTCAATTTCTATCTCTTGAGATTAACGACTCATTTGTGATACTAGATAAAGAGTTTCCAATGCACGTCGTAATTGGAGAATGGGGTAGTAATAACAATCGTCGTCATGAAGTCAGAAAACTAGATAACGGAGATTATAGAGTTTGGAGAGTGAAATGAAGTATTTTAAACTCACTAAGCGTCTAAACGAATACGAGAACTGTATCATCCTATGGACACCGTGGACTACAGTAGTGTGGGATCGAGGTTCTATCCAGTGCAGAGGTACGGATGAGTTTGAATTAGTGATTAAGTATCGCTCTTGGGGTCCGGTTTTATACTTTGGTAACCGGGACATTGAGAAGCTAGGAGAACGATCCAAGTTCGACAGTTTCCAGTGGACTAGTATTCAACCTCGTTACGCAGAGTCGAGAGCGAGTAAGATTAGTGACAGGGATTATTTTGAACACAAGGAGCAACTGGTAAGGCAGAAGAAGCGGAAGAACCCTGCCGATATGACGTATGATGAACGTCATGCGGCGACGTTGGAAGTCATCAGCAAGATGAAATTCTCAGAGAATTTTGTTCACCTTATGACGACTCCGTATGGTAAACTGGCTCTTGAGCGTGGCGAAGAGTGTAAGGATGATGTGACGGGGGAACTTCTTACAGAGGAAATGTTTGCAAGGGATAAGGAAAAGAACCTGCGTATACTTCCCCGTACAGGTGATGGCTTATTGGCATTTAAGAAGGAAGATGACGGAGAAGGATATAGAGATGTTAAGATTCCTTTAGCGGCATTGAAAGAAATTTCGGAAGGTAAGGTTAAACGACTTCAACTGGAGGATGGACAATGATGCATAAGCGCCTGATTTGGGAGTTGAAGACCCGATTTAAGTTCCATTTGAGAAAAGGTCGTCTAATGGTTCGATGCGGCATATTCGGATTAGAGTTGTATTGGGGCGCTGTAGTTCCGTTATGGAATAATGTCAGCATAGACGAGAAGCGATGGGGTGTGGTTATCTATCCTATGTTCTTCCTCGTTCCCGGTGCTTCGTTGAAGTGCTTGAAACTATTAAAGACTGAGATTATAGACGCAGTGGAGGGGGAAGATGACAATATCAGTAGAAGTTGACAAGAATTCTCCAGAGTATAAGAAGGGCGTGGAAGATGGTATAGCCATCGAAGCACAAAGGACAACAGGGAAAAACTGTCCAATTTGAGGAACCTATTTCTTGGGAGCATGGGAACACCACAATTCTGTTTGCCAGAAGCAGAACTAGGATGGGGATAAGAAGGACAATGAACAGACGCGCATTTTTCGAGTTCTTAGCCATTGGTGCGGCTACGGCATTGGTTGCGCCGAAGATGCTAGCAGTGGAATCAACAGGGTTGAGCGGAACTCCGATAAACAAGGAACCGTTTATTCCTAAGCCGAGATATGTTCCACATACACCTGAAGAGTTTGGGTTTATCGAAGGTCTTACAATTTTTGAGGAACCACGCGAAGGATACGACTACAGTATTGGCGTGGAAACAGGAGATGGTCTTGGAGGTTCTCCATCGGTCGTGTCGGTGATGCGCGTAGGGAAAGGCGATGAATCATGTGAGCAAGTTGCTGAGTTCGTTTCAGGGAAGCATAACCCTGCTCAGTTGGTTTCAATCGTTGCGAAAATCGCAAGGAAATACGGGGGAAAGTGCATTGATCCTAGAGGACCAATGATCGTTATCGAACAGGTAATGGAACCTGGAGATGTAATACAGCAGCAATTAAAGATCATTGGGTTCACGCGGTTTTTAAAAGTTTCAGGAAATACTAAGGATAAGGAAGGATGGTACTCGAATTCGTGGAGTGTACCGATGTTGATGGGAAGATTTGTTGAAGCGATAGAGCACGGCTGGTATGAGCCAAAATCGAAAGTTCTCTGTGCTATACTTTCTAAACCAAATAAAACGGTGTATCAAAATCCACACGTAAGGGCAGCGGCTCAATCGTATACAGGCTACTACGCATTTGATGAGGACAAGAGAAATGACTAACGCACAGACAATGACCGAAGATCGAATCTCTATCCTGAAAGCGGAGATGGACGCACTCAAAAGAGAGCGCAAGGAACAGGCTCGTGCGTTGAAAGCGTCTAAGGTTTGGGTGAGCGTTAAGAAACGTGTACCCGCGCAGGACGCTCAAAAGGTAATTGTTTGGCATGACGGTAGGATGGAGTGTTGCTGGTTTCAGAACGGGAAGTGGTTCGTATACAACGGAACGTATTTCCTAGAAAACAAGGACGTAATCGAAGATGTGTCTCACTGGTGCGGTATAGATTGGATGACTTCAAGAGATTACCCTATGTGCGGACCAGGATTCAAGAACGCTATCCTATATATATGGATGCGGATTTCCAACCGAGCGTCGGATATGGCGTATGATCTGAGGCCGAAGGCGTGGAGTCGAGGGGCGGCGCAACTGGACAAGAAGCCAGTTTTTTATCGGGACTCATCTGGAAAAGTAATGAGCGGGATGCCTGAGAATTGTCCTGCGCCAAAAGGATACGAGAAAATCGTTTGCAATAATGTACATGAGGCTGATAGATTTTCTGAGATTCAGAGGCGTCAGGAGCGTGTCGATCACCAGCGTCAACAGGCCGAGAGAGGGTCGATTGAAGGTGAGTTTTTAAGCGAGATCAGATCAGAGATGAGGACGAAATACGCAAACGCTAGGAATCCAGTCAATAGGGAGTTCATGAGAAGGGCTTTGGAAAACAACGCGAACAGGAAAGACCCTACTGCGTTTGAACGGGAAAGCTATTTACACGCCGAAGCCTACGAATCTGGAAGATAAATGAGAGTAATTCCTCCTGTCCTACTTGAGCGTATTTGCGATGCAGGAAGATCGTCAATGGACGCAACTGCAATCATTTATTTTTGTGCGGACATGGTAAACAAGAATGGAGAGGCGTTTATGCTGGCGCATCCGTATTTTCCTGGTTGTGGGGTTCGTTTCCAGTGGTATGGATTAGGTGGATGTTTCTGTCCTGAATGCGGTAGGCAATACCAAGTAACGATGGAGGACTACAGGGCTGGAAAGTACACTCCAGAAAAAACAGTAGACGTTTGACAAGAATTGGTTTATGATGCTCTTTAGTGTGTTCTGGCGTGGGAACCAGAATCCAGCAAGGAACCGGGAGGATTGAGAGTATGAATGGGTTCGTTCATCGTAGGTCCAACGGCTGAAACAGAGACAGTCAGTTGGAAAGTACCGGATTGGGAAGCTCCTGCAAGCGTTAAAATCGCTTGGGTCGAGAACGCCATAAAAGAAGGTGAAGGTTACCTTAGTGGTCAAAAATGTTACCAAAATCTAAATGCTAATCTACGTGTCTTCGATGCTATTTTTAAGGATAAAACCAAGTCTTCTCTCATCACGAACTCGCTAAAATATAACATTAGAAAATTCTGCGAAACCCTTGCGGAAGTACGTGAAATTGCGGGGTTTAGCTCAGACGTACCTGCCTATAAAGCAATGGCAGAGATGCTTACAAAGGTCTCAAAATGTGTATACTTAGAGTCTGATTTTCCATACCAAATCCTGAAAGTTTTGCAGTACGCGACGGTCATGGGTATCGGTTACTTGTGGCCGAAAGTTCGTCCTACGGAGTACGGATTTGGACCAAGGGAGATGACCTTTGATGCGCTAGGACTATTAGATGTAGTGCCAGTCCAAGTTCCTTCACGGTCAAATGATGTTCAAGATGCTTATTGCGTTACAGTTTACGATTATATGCCTATTGCCGAGGCGAGCGCGAAGTTTCCTTTATTCCAAGGACAGCTTCAAACTGTCGGCAGAAATAATTACAAGACTCTTATTCAGGCACAGCGGCAGGATTTTGCTGCGACGTGGCGTTATGGGATGGTTGGGGATGTACAGAGTAGGAGTTTTGGAAACCTGTACACAGAGATAAGATACACATTTATTAGGGACATACGGATTAATACTACAGGCAAAGAGATGCAGATGGGTGATCCGGGAACGTCTTGGTTCTATAAAGTTCCGAGTATGGGACAGCCTATTTTTGGAGGAATGAGGGATGGAAAACCATACAGTCGTCCAGCAATGCCTGAAGATTGTCGAATCTACCCTAACCTACGGCTCATCATTACGTCTTCTGGACTGGACAGGCCGATGTATGACGGTACTTCCTTCGATTGGGACTCCAAGATACCAGTCATTCAGTACATGGTAGATGATTGGGCATGGGAAGCGCTAGGACGGTCATTAGTGGGGGATGTTGCATCAATTGAGACAACGATTAGAAAGCATGAAAGGCTGATCGATCAGGTTCTTACGGCAAAGATGAATCCTCCAATGGGGTATGATTTGGATACCAACGGAGGATCGAAGATTGAGCATTTTGATATTTTTGAACCTAATGTAAGACTAGGACTAGCAGGTGGAGAGCCTCAAAAGGCTTTACAATCTCTTCTTCCTGATTCTGTAACAGTTTCAGCAACGAATGAAACTTATCTTAAATACTTAGGAGATAAAGAGTTAGCGCAGCTTGGGTTGAATGATGTTGGAAACCTTGCCAACTTAAAAATCAATATGAACGGGGATTCTGCGGACAAACAATTAGAGGCAATCGGCCCTATCGCCAAAGGAATTGCGATGAGGATTGAAAAGGCGAACAAGCGCATAGGGGAGAGGATGAAGAGCCTTATCCCTCAATGGATGGACGCTGCAAGGCTTATTGAATACGTAGGACCAGACCATATTGCTAAGGAAATGTTTGATTACAATCCAGACGATATGGTTCCTAGCCACTTGCCTGACGAATTATTTAGTGGACAATTTCCTACTACTCCATCTATGTATGATCGTTTGACAAGAGCAAAGTTCTTTGTAAAGAAACTCCGACTGGTTTCAGTTCCTAGCACGCTTCTAAAGATCACACAAGCGCAGGAGCAATTGAAGTTTTTGCAACTGAAAAGGACTCCTGACTGTCCGATCAGTTGGGAAACCGTTTTTGGCAAGTTGGATATTCCTAATGCCAAACAGGAAATGGAGAAGTATTTCAAGGAGCAATTGGAATTGAGTAAGATGAAACTTCTTGCTGCGGCAATGGTGCAGGAGGAAATGAAGAAACTTGGACTTCAACCACCAGAAGGCGGAGGTGGTGGAGGTAAGGGTGGAGGATTGCACGCAGGAGGACGGCCTTCATCGAATTCGAAGCAGCCGAAGATCGCTCAAAAGGGCGGCGCAGGTGGCGATCCAAGGACAACAATAAAAACGTCTTAGCTTCAACAAACCAAACACATTAGGAGAGAAAATGGCAATCAAAGTTAAGATACAAAAAGATTACCTTCTTACCGAGTTTTCCGTAGAAGGTAGCGTTTCAGAGATAGATGATGTTTTAAAGTCGATCAAAGCCAATGGTAAGTCAGTAACCTTGTACAATAACGGATCAATCCAAGGCATAAACGTAGAGCAAAGGACAAAGCTGACAACAGATCAATCCACTGAAATACGTAAAATGATAGGAGTGGGAGACAAGGAACTGTAGGCTATCCGAAGTCGAACACTTCTTGAGAAAGACGTTTAGCGGCGAGTTCGGCATAATCTTCGCGGATTTCGATACCGATTGCTTTTCGTCCTAGTTTCTTGGCTGCTACCAGTGTCGTACCACTTCCACAAAACGGATCAATGATTGTTTGCCCCTCTCCGCTTGCAACTGATACTAGCCGTAGCATAACGGAGAGGGGTTTTACTGTCGGGTGTCCCATCCATCCGTTTTGCTCTGCTGGACAAATAATATATCTGCTACGTGATTCGTATCCTCCAAAGAGGCAGGATGAATCCTCGAAGGAATGGAC